CATACATTCATAAAATGCCAATCCAAAGCTTTCTCTAATTGCAGGGTTATATGCTACTCTAGCTGACGATATAAAGTCTACCTTTTCTTTACCATAGATACCAATTCTAATTTCATATTTAGCACCTATTGCTTTTAGTGCTTCTTCAAACTTCTTAGCTCCATTAGTATTAGTAATTACTTTCGCAGGCAATCCTGTTTCTTTAATAGCACGAATAAATTCTTCTGGGTTCTTTCTTGGTTCCCAGCGACCAATCCAAAGAACACCTTCTCTCGGTTTATTGTTTTCAACTAATAAACACTTTTCCGTCATTGGTATAGGAAGTTCATATGAATTAGCGATTCCCTGTGAGAATAATTCATTATTATTTCTAGCAGTCTGTGTACCAATAGTAATACCTTTTACTCTCATCAAAGCATTAAACATCTCATTAAATGACTCTGTGAATTCATTCTTCCAAGTTCTGTCATTTAAAAATACCATGCTCTCATTGTGAGTATAGTAAATTACTTGAATTGATTTATGGATATTTAACGCATAAATTGCGGGGAATGATTCTAATGTATTACAAATAACAATATCATAAAGATTAGTATTTAGAGCTCGCATCATAGCATCTCTAAAATTACTCATCTTTTCAAAGTTATAAGAATCCTCAAACATGAATGTTTTTGTGTGATTACTATATGGTCGAACATCTAAAGGATAAACAAAGTTTGCACCTTGTGTTTCTAGATACTCTTTAAATTCTGCATTGGATGTAGGCTTATCAGATATAATATCTACCTTATATCCTAGCGGCGTAAATGTTTCAATAAAGCTTTTAGCAAATTGACCAAGACCGCCGTGGGGTATTGTATGTTGATCACTTAAACAAAATGCAATACGCTTCTTATATGTTTTCATTTATAGTCAGGGCCTAAAATTTTAATAGCATGTTTAGTTTGAAAGATCGCATCATCCAAGGCATTATGATAAACACCTTCTCGTTCATCTGCAGGAATCCAATTAAAAATACTTTTTAAAGTTCTATAGCAACGATCATCCCAACATTTCCAAGGAGGCTCTTGGTCTGTATTAAAATATGCATTAGATAGAATTGTGTTATCAAACACTGCACCGTTGCCCCAAATAGGCAAGCTCTTAGGGCCGAACCAATCTCTAAACTTATCCAATGCCTCATATAACGGGATATTGTTTTTAGTCAGTTCTCGCAGCGCTTCTTTGTTTTGCTCCGACCACCATTTGACAGTATCTTTTGAGATGTGCATACCTGCATCTTTACAAGATTTAATATCTATCGTGCAGTAAAATTTGTCAAAGATTTTATCGCCTTCCCATTTTACTGCACCAATAGAACAAATAGCAGCATTCGATCTTGTTGACATTGTTTCCAAGTCAACCATTATATTTACTGTCATACTACTTCCTCTAACACGCCTAAAAATTCTGCCACGATGAACAATCCGCCTGCAATAGGCAACAAGCCCATGACCAGGGCAATGCCGGCGCCAATACGGATAACGCTTTTTATGAGGCTCACATAGAAGTGGCCTTGACTTGTGTCTTTAGGTTGTATTTCCATTTTTATCTTTCATCAATTTATTAACAAACTTTAACAATAATATATTATGTTCACCGTCATGCCAATGTTTTTCCATCCAGGTGTAATCTTCATACCAAAATTTTTGACTCTCAGGATGACATCCAATCAATCCAATATTATCTTTAATGAGTGCCATAGCATCGCCATTGGCATAAGTTGATACTATATTACAGTTTTTAGTATTGCCTACTATTGCACATCCATCATAGAAAAACATTTTCTTATGTTCTTCATTCCATACGATATCTATAGCTTTAGCATGTGGCCGTCTGGTATCTGTTCTTGGTCTTTTAATATATTGAACAGTATCTATACCATCTAAAATATTTAGATAATGTTTACCTGCCCAATAAGCCCCCATACAAATGCCTAAATATTTCCCACCTTGTCTAACAAATTTTCTTACAGTCTTGGCATTATACTTGAATAGATTTTTATAAGACGACGCATCACCAAATCCTCCAGGAACAGCTATTAAATCTACATCATCAAAGAAATTATCTTCAAGTTTATTTTTAGAAAATAACTTAAAATGATAATGGTTTTCTAAAGATTTTAAAATACCATTACTAGATTGCACTGAACACTTTGGATCATTTACAAAGAGTGCAATTGTTGGTTTCATTTTTTGCACATACGAGCAATACTTAAAAACTCATTTCTTGCTGAAGGATCAGTTTTAAATCCTCCGCCCAATCTAACTGTTACTGTAGAACTGCCTGTATCTTCAACACCTCGAGACTTAACACAGTAATGCTGCGCATCAATCATTACAGCTACATCTTCAGTATCAAGAATAAATTGTAAAGTATGGAAAACTTGTTCTGTCAATCGTTCTTGAATCTGTGGACGCTTTGAGAAGTATTCTACAATACGATTAATTTTAGAAAGACCCAATACTCTATCTTTTGGAACATATGCTACAGTAGCCAATCCATCAATAACTACAAAGTGGTGCTCACAATTGGATTGAACATTAATATTACGCTCACATACCATTTCGTTATACTTCATCTTATTGTTAACAGTTGTGCATTTTGGAAATGCCTCATAATCGAGTCCCCAAAATATTTCGTTAACATACATCTTGGCAACACGCTTAGGTGTTTCCATTAGACTATCATCATCTAAATCAAGACCCAAGACTTGCATAATATGACTGAAGGATTTTTCAATCTCAGCAATCTTATCTTTTCGATCCATAGTTGTTTGGAATGTAGGAGTTTCTACACCCATATAAACTAAATGTTGATGAACCTTTAGACCAAGTTCAGGGTCAGTTTTTGTTTTGTTGTATGACATTTTTGAATCCTTCCTTACACGGATATGATGATTGAAATTCGTTACCTTTGTGTAACATTTTTATTTATTACTTGATATTTTCTTTTATCCACTCGTCCTCGCCTACATGAGTCGGCGCCAGTTCTAATGCTTTATCAATAGCATTTTTAATTAATAGTAATTTTTGTTTGTAAGCAAATGTAGTGAACCCGTCATTGTATGGTGAGTTCATTTCTAGAATCATTCTTTGTACTTCATTCATTATGTTCCCCAGGCATTTTTAAATAAAGGAATCTGGAGTCTATCAGAATATCTCCAGCCTTTTTCCATTGCCAATAACGCTACATTTTTGGCATTCATAGTATAAACAGATTCGACGCCGCCTACGGGCATCAAATAAACAGGCCCACTAAATCCTGCTTTTCTGTATTCGTTAACTGCTTGTTCTGCTTCTTCAGCATCTTCTTTATTTGCAACTACAAACTTAAGATAGGCATAACCAATCCGTTCATAAGACTTAACAATATCGGGACAAATAGCTTCCTCCCATTTTTCACCTGATACTGATAGTTTAGGTGATACTGAAAATGTTAGCTTATCATAATCTCTACCGAATCTTGTCCATTCTTCAAACAAATAGTCATGAAATTCTGGAGACAATTCTTGAGTGCCATTTGTTTCAAATGTTATCTCTCTAAGATTCTTCATTAGTTTATGTTCTAATAAATCAGGATATGCTCGTTGCCAACCCAATAAAGGCTCGCCTCCAGTAATTACCAGATGTTCGTCTTTCCATTCTTTGTGCGGTAACGTATTAACAATGTTATTGGCAATCTCATCAACAGATAAAACAGGGCTAAGATGCTTAAACCTAACATCCCAGCTAGCATAAGAATCACATCCAGTACTGACCAAAGGAAGTTCGTTATACGATTTATAATTTTCTGAATTGATTGCAATAACATTTCGTTCATCACTTTGTTTCCCTTTAGGCATACCGAAGCCGCCGCAAGTAAAGTTACATCCAAATGTTCTCAAGAACACTGAAGGTACACCCATAAAGCGACCTTCACCTTGTATACTGTAGAACAATTCTGCGATTTTAATTTTGCTGGTAGAGTTTTTATTCATAATGAATTATATTATAATTAGCCCATGAAGTCAATAATATCATTGTCCAATTCGGCCGAAGCTGCTTTTTTCTTGCGGGTTTTGGTTTGTGCAGGGGTTTCACGTTTCTCTGGATCGATTGTATCCAATTGCTTTTTCAAATAATCAATTAATTGTCTGCTTGCTTCAGAATCGTCCCCGTTCTGCATAATAGCATCCATATCTAAATTTTCAATAATTTTATATTTAGTTGCCTGATGTTTTTTCTCTTTTTGGATTCGGCGAATAAAAGCAAAGTAAATAATTTGAGTATAATATGCAAAAGGATTAGAAGATTTTTCAGGATCAAATTTAGTAGCTGCGGTCAAACAGTTTTCGATCCCATCTGAAATCATATCATCTTTAAATGTGTAATTAATAAAATTAGATTTATATGATAGATGTGTAGCAATCTTAATAAAGCATTCACCTATGTACCTTGGTACTTGCGGTATACTTTTGCCTTCGGATTTTGCAACATCTATACTTTTCTTATATTCTATAAGTGCTGCCAAAAACTTCTTATTATCTACATAATGAGATGCTTCTGGAGGACTAGTGGATGGTTCTTGTACTTCCAAAACCATCGGTTCCGCCGTTTTCGTTGTTTTCATTTTCTTCTCCCATTTCATTCAAAAATTCATCAATTTCATCTTCATCGCCATCTACAAAAAGATCGCCTTCTGTAATGTCGTCATCATTGTCTTGCATTGCTAAATATCTAAGATAATTCTTTTTTAGATTATCTTTTATGTTAACAACCAATACAACTTGACTTGTCGGTATCTTATATTCAATTTCTTCTGAAAAACTAAACCAAGGGTACATAACATAAGATTCTATAAGCACATCACCTTTTGGAATTCTAATAGGATTTAGAACAACAGGATCAGTAACAGATATAGTCTTTTGTTTATAAACGTTCTCACAATTATCGGTTGTTGTACAAACAATATTATCGCCCGATACTAATTTTATATACTTAAAGTAAATATCTTTTTCCATTAGATTGGTACTTTTACGAGTTTGTAATTGAAATGCTCATCATTATAAATTTTAATACGTTCAATCATGTGGAGTAACGTATAGTTCTTTTTAGCTTTCCATG